TCACTCCAATATCATAAGGCCACAGAGTGGCCTTATCTATGGGGAGTACTTAACTTTAGTACTAGACTTTACCGTTGCGTTTCCGTCTACACGTTTTCGCCTTGACAGACTTCGCACAGCCGCTCCTATGTGTGCGGAGTTCCTTACAAAGAGAGTGGTAGTTCGTCTTGTTCAGGAGCTGCAGAGACGACTCCATCGCGCAGCGGATTTTCCACAGGGATCGCATGGAACTTTCACGGGACGACCAGTCGGCATCGCAGTCGCTCCACACGGACTTCCATTCCCGATAGGGGAGGACTTTCGGCAGACAGGTCCAGAATTGTTCCACGTACTTCATACGGATCTCCTTTGGGAGCATGTTCCAGCGGTTCAATTCGAGATGGTCGCTAGGATCAATATGATCGGGCGCGTCTTTTATAGGGATCCCCCCCATAGACTGTTTCGAGAAGGGGTGATTCTCCACAATGGAAAAAAGGAATTCCCAGCCCTCGAACACGGTCTTCGTACAGCCGGCGGCGAATTTCGTCGTGTAGATCCTCTTCACAGTGGAAAAGGGGGGATCGTCCTCTGTCAGCAATTTCTGTCCACGCAATTTGGAATTCACGCAATTATGAATTTTCCACAGCCATTTCGCAATTGCGTAGGGGTCGTCCGATTCCAGCGCGGCATCTAGAGGAATCTCTCTCATGTACTCGCTCAGACTCTTCCGGCAGAATTTACACGGAAGAACGTAGGGGAGTGTTGCAAAGAAGCACTCGATGTCCACCCTGTTCAGATCGTCTGCGAATGTGATGAGATGTAGTAATTTCCATCCGGAGGGTCCCCAGAATTTCGTATCCATTTTGGGGGAAAATACCTTAATTGGACGACAGGTTTTTAGTGTGATGCGCAGAAGTTAAGCACTTGCAAAGATCTTAACTTTGGCACTAACAGCATATACGCTAAGCCAAACTTACTTCCCGAATTCCCCGAAATTCAGCGGGGCCAGGAAAGGACGCACAGGCGTTGAGGGAGACTCCTCAGCCTTGCACTTCACTACCGGCTGAGGGCACTTCTGGCGCTCGCAAGGAGGGCATGCCGGACACACGGTAGGAGGCGGGCATTTCACTTCGGGGCAACGAGGGCGAGGGCATGCCGGACACTCTCCACAATCCTTCCTGCATGCGGAATTGTCGATGATCACCGGCTCAGGATTGGGGATAGAACTCTTGAGAACGTATTGGGAGAGGTCGGGAGTAGGAGGGCACTCCGTCTTGAGCATGTAATTCGTCATTTCCGGGCATGTCGGAGGAGGAGGAATAGAGCTCTTCAGAACGTATTTGCTCATGTCAGGGTTCGGAGGACAACTGAGAGCCCCGCAGGAGATACAAGTAGAATTGGAGGCCTTCGCCTGAAACCCTTCAGGCATGTATGGCACAAATACATAGCCTAGGACAAGTCCTATGGCTATTCCAAGTACGATGAATATGGTTGGTGTACTTTTCAGAAATTTTATGGAACGCATCGCGTTGTCTCTACCTCTTCGCGTGAATTTATATTCGGTGGAACTCAAGGCCTCCAACCGGCCCACGTGGGCGGAGGGCAACCGCAGAGGGCAGGTATGCCAGGGTCATAATTCGTCCCGAGACGGTTGCATATCATTTTCGTATAACCTCTGTACGAGAAATTCTCGCTGACATCGTCCGGATTATTCAAACAGCCATAATCGTACGCGTTAAGACCCCGTTTCGTGATCTGCTCACAGATTTCGGAGGCCTTGAACTTCCAGTCAAAATGTCCGGGTGGTGCAGAACTCGTCGTGGACTTGCTCACTAATGACGATCCTGTATCGCCAGAAGAGGTTGTGTGACCCGTCTTGATACCTGTAAGAGCCTGTATAATACGATTGTACATGCCGCTCACTGTGGTTGGCGCGGCTCCCTCGGAGCCACCAGTATCCTCTTCTTCAAATTGCAGATTGGCTCCCTTTCCGAGAGTTCCATTGGCGAGAGCACGGGCCACCTCTTCGGCCACTTTACGCTCGGAATCACTCTTCTTGTTTAATTTAATGTTTAAATCGTAGCCGACGTCAGTAAACATATTCTTTGCGTACTTGTCGAATAGCTCGCGGGCGAGTTGTGCTCCACTGAGGTCTCCGCCAAAATAATACGGAAAGAGATTGGAAAGAGCGGAAGACGCGCCGGTGGCATTTAACAGATGGGGGAGCGTATTGTTCATATTTGTTGTCGGATCATCTGTGTTCACATAGGGCAAGAACTTTGCGTAGTCATTATAAAGTATAGGGATTTCGGTTTCCCTTATTTTTCCGGTTTCAACCTTTGTAATAATATCGGTCACCTGACTCAGGAGGAATTTCAGTACGTTAATACGTTGTGTGATAATTGCGTCGACCGTGCCACTGTTCTGTAAAAATACGATGAATGAACTAATCTTTGTTTGCAGAGTTTTCAACTGCATAGGGGTTATACGTGCGCCAGAGCCAGAGGCAGAACCAGGGGCAGAACCAGGGGCAGAACCAGGGGCAGAACCAGAACCAGAACCAGAACCGGAACCAGAACCAGAACCAGAACCAGAACCGGAACCAGAACCGGAACCAGAACCAGAACCGGAACCAGGATCCACATATGTTCCTATTTTTATCCATTTAGTAGAGGACACTGTGGGTGCCGCATCTGTCACAAGAATATTTTCGGACGCAACATACACATCATTATTAGTCATAATTACCGCCTTTCCAGGCGGATATACCGTACTCGCAACATAATTAACAGGAGTGCTAATTAATGTCCATGAAAAGGGTGCTGCTGTACCAGTTACAATATGATATGTAGTAGTACCTGCAGACGTTACAGATCCTGTAGCACCCTTGGTATAAGTAGAAGCCACAGCAAATGGTACAGTACTGCCTAAAGCAGCTACTGTAATCGTTATGTCTACATTCGCCAAAACAGAACCCGCCACACCATTCGCAAACCCTTCATAGACTCGCGTATTTCTCCACGATGAAGCATTCTGAAACCCTTCAAGAGAAGAGGCAGACATTCTCCACCTCTTCTGCAAGAACGCCAAGTTGGCATTAATATTGTTGAGATCACCAATCGCGATGGAACCCTCCAAGCCGGGATTCTGATTTATCACCGAAATCTCATCCTGTAGTCTTCGCAAATCGGCCCGCGCCGTTTCCAACGGTAGTTGAATTTCCGGGTCAGAAGAATCCCCCATCTTCGGAGCCTCGATCCCTAAAAATCCGTCCAAGGTTTCCAGCGTGTTCTTGAGCTCTTTCAAGGGTGCCTTCTTGTACGAGGGATCCTGAAACGGGTATGAATTCACGGAGGCGGTCTGGCCGGGAGGTGGCGCCAGCAACGCGTTCGATGGCGGCGCAAACGGCTTCGGATCGCCCGCGCTCGTTGGCGCCGGACCCGGGCTTGTTTGCGGAATATTCATAGGGACAGAATTCCTACTCTGGAAGGCTTCCACTTGAGAAGATTGATACCAGAGAAATATGAACAGCACTATTAATAGCGCAAAGAAGAGATCTCTCTTCATCTTTCTAGTGTTATAAGCATAAAATAAATCAAATAAAGCACAGTCCACATAATGGATTGTGCTTTATGGATTTATAGTGTATAGACTATTTAAAGCCGATTAGTGCCGGCGCCGACCGCGTCCCTTGCGAGTCCCCTTCTTGCCACGACGAGAGCGACGAGTCTTGCGAGCAGCCATTTGTTATATTTATATGTTAGATTTAATTTCTGCGTCTGGAGGTCTTGGACCGCTTCGACCGCTTTTTCGTTTTACGCGAGGACTTGCGCTTACGGCGCCCGCCCTTTAGGGCATTCATACCACTATTGGTCGATAGGGTAGATGACATGAGATTTGGCTTATTAGCCGGCTTACTATTAGCCGGCTTATTAGCCGGAGGCATTGGAGGAACGGTTGTCGTACTGGAGGCGGTGTTTGACGGGGAGTTTCCAAGACCTAACGCACCCTTCATATCATTTAAAAACCCCATTGTATTCTACATATTCCGAAGAAATAAACGCGTCTACTTGCGGACCTTTCGCCGGGAAGTCTTTTTCGCCCGCCTCCTTCTGGACCCTCCAGAAGTTGATACCGGCCTATTTGACATGCTCGTCTCCAATTTATCAAACCGGCTCATGATCTTCGCCTCTAGGTCACTGAGCCTCGCGAGAATCGTAGAATGATCTTGTTCCGTAGATCCGCTGGAAGTATACGGATTCAAGGTTGTCGTTGAGGGCAGTATATCCATCTTCTCCAATAATTCCTTTGTGTCATCCGGAGCCTTTACTTGTTCTTGTAGCGCAGGCAGTATCTTATCCATATTTATAATACGTGAGAATTTCGCCGCACATCACTTGAGCCAATCATTCATAATCACGAAATCCTCCGCGTACTCTGAAAATAGGTCCGACCCGTAGGTATGATGCCCGTATTGATTCACATACAAGAGTTTTCTCGGATCTTTCTCCCTCTTTCCGCGGAGCGTATAAATCCATTTGAGAGCCTCATATGCCCCCACTTGTACATCGTTTGCGCCGCCCCTACATAAAACATGTATATCCGGAACCCCCTCCTCGGGCAACATATGAATCGGAGACATATGTAGTGCCTGCTCAAATTCTGTAGGACCGGAACGAGGATTCGCGAATTCCTTATATTCGTACTCTGTCAACGGAATCGCCGGATTCGCCGCGGTCTTGAGGAGGTCCACATACGGCGCCTCCGCATACACATATGAAAATAGATCCCCCTTCGGGTGTCTTGAGACCAGATTACCGACCATGAGTCCCCCAGCCGATCGGCCGAAAATGCAGGTCCGTTTGGGCCCGCAGCCTGTCCGTTTCTGGATGTCTTTACAGGATGCCTCAAAGTCGGCCACGCCCTGCAATTTCCCTTCCATTCTTCCAAGTTGTGCCCAGGTCTCATTACTATCGCCGCCGCCGCGTACGAATATGAGACCGATCGCCCAGCCGTCCTCCAACCACGGAATCCACCGCGTCGTCTCTAGACTCGTAGGAATGCCGTAGGCCCCGTAGGCAACGAGCATAAGCCCTTTTATTTTATTAGCAGCCTGTATGAGGGCCCAGTCCACGATCAGGCCGTCGGAAGAGGTCGATTGACCCATGACCCCCTTCGCATACGGGATTATCACGGAGTCAACATACAGGTCCGTCTTTGAAATGAGTATGCGATACACGGGAGTAATCGGACTACTTAGCCACAAGGGCGCATTCATTTCCCCTCTCCAAAACGGCCATGCGCTGTACGGTAATACAGTAAAGAGCCCGCTTTCCAGCTTCTTCGGGGCTTCCGTGGATGAGAGCCGCCACACGGTCCGGAGACCACGAAAACGGGTCACAAGGATCGCGTGGGCCTTCACACAGAAATCAATCCCACTCTCCTCGATCTCCCGATTCAACTTCCAGCCCGCTCCCACGAGCTTCCATGGCTTCGTGAAGTCGCCTTTGCGCACGAAATAGATGGGGTCGCCGGATTCATTGCGGCCTACGGGCCAGAAGGAGACGCCGCCCGGATCTAGACGGCGCAACTTCCCGCTCGGCTTGATCCACCATAGGCACTGGTATCCGGCATCATCCCCTATTAAAAATAGCGTCCGATTCTCACCTTTCATGAAACGCAATGAAATACTCGGATTCGCCTCTTCGTACAGGACACGGCGATCCTTGCCATCGGATAAGGAGAGGGAGATGAGGCGGTTATAGACGAGAGGCTTGGTGGCCTCCAAGAAGAGTACACGACCATCTAGAATGGCCACGTCGATTCCCCCAGTCCTTTTATGGGTCCACTGGCCTTCGGGCGTTTTCACATGAAGATAATAATCAAGTCTGCTACGCGACGAGTCATGTGTACAGGCCACGTACGTTCCCGTGGAATCGGCGAAGACATCAATGTCATCTGCCATCGTCCACCGAATATTGCGCTTAAATCTCCAATAATAGAGCCCTTCCAACTCCAGATGCGCCTTTATTTGCAGGTCAGGATCTACTAGAACAGGATCCAGATGCGGATTCAGAGAGTAGCTCGGGGAATGATACGCCTTAGAGAACTCGGCTCGCACCTTTCGGAGTTTATCTAAGGGGGCTAGCCGGTGCACGTGAGCCTTGAACTTCCGATTTTCTATGTGGAACGCTTTGTTTCGTGCGGCGCGATTCGTCTCCATCCAATCATACGGGTCTTTCCATGATAAAAATCCCAGATCCTGCATCACACTACCGGGTAGTACATAAAATATGATTCCTATAACCGACCATCTAAACTGCCCACCAGAATACTAGAACAGAAATGTCCTATCTGGTCACTGTGCTTGCGTCCAAGTCGAATCAGTACGGGCTGTCAAGGGACGTGGAGATGATTCGCAAGGCTTTCGCGTCCACGAAATACTCCGTGCGGCATTGCGACCCTCTGGAGCCTCCCTCGTATTCGGACGTTCTGATTCACTTGGAGGTGCCCATTTTCGGTTGGGCGCCCTTCGCCACTAAGAATTGTCTCGTGGTCAATCCGGAATTATACGATGCGGCTGCGTGGAATTCCTATCTCGGGCGGTTCGACCATATTATCGTGAAGGACCAGACTGCATTAGAGCAATTCAAGGCTCTCGCCGGTTTAAAAACGGTCTATATGCCGTGGGCGACTTCACCGATGACGCAGAAACCCGTTAAAGATCGGCGCGACGAGTTCCTGTGGCTCATCGGGGCATCTGCGAATAAGCGGGCCTATGTCCGCACTCTTCTTGGGGCGTGGCGGCCAACGTATCCGAGACTGACGATTACATCTGTTGCGGATCTTGACCTAGAAGGCCTAGAAGTTCTGCCGAATGTGATAATACGTGTGGGGGATCTGCCGCAGTCGGAGCGGGAGACGATGATCGCAGAGTACAGAGGGCACGTCTGTTGTTCTCGGGCGGAGGGCTACGGTTACACGGCGGCGGAGGCGTTCTCTGTGGGGGCGTTCACGATTCTGAATTCTTTGCCGGCATATCTTGACACATACAAGGACATTTCATCCGTGCATTTCCTCCCTTCGAAACTAGAGAACCGTTATTTTGATGTTGGAGCAGATGTGGACGCCTTGAGAGAGAGTCTGGATGGGGCCCTGACGACCCTTTGGGGCCAAAAAAACCGGGCCCCGCCGGTAATTAGTACCGCCATGTCATGCCTTCCAAAAATTATTCACGCACCTTGTCACG